GGTAAAAAAACAACAAAGAAAAAAGTTGAACAAAATCCTTTTGCAATTTGTACATCCTCATTAGGTTTAGAAGGTAAAAAGAAAGATGATTATACTAAAGGTGAAGATAAAAAATTTGAAAGATGTGTTCTTGGTGTCAAAAAGTCATTAAAAGAAGGTAAAAATCCATATGAAGTAATTTTGGAACAAAAAATGAGAGAGATTGTTGAAGCAAACATAAGACCAGCAATTACTAAAAAAGATTTAATGAATTTAATGAGAAAAAAAATGACTAAAGAGTCTTCAGAAATGACAGAATCTTCAGGAACTAAAGAGAAGGAAAAAACTAAAGAGAAAGAAAAAACAACAACAAATCCTAGAAAAAATCCTTTCCAACCGGCACCTAATGCTGACCCAAAACCAAAAGGTTCAGGAACTAAGGAGAAAGAAAAAACTAAAGAAAAAGAAAGAACAACAACAAATCCTAGAAAAAATCCTTTTCAACCAGCTCCTAATGCTGAACCAAGACCAAAAGGTGAATTACCAAAATATTTGAATTTTGGTAAAATGAATATTAAATTAAAAGGTGAGTAAGATGAAAAAAGAACAATTAGTAAAAAGATTGGTTAGTCGAATTAATGAGGCACCTATCGGATACGAAGGGCCTGAAAGAATGTCTCCTGATATCCAATCTAAATTTGAAAAAGGTGAAACTCCTCTTTCAGGTAGTAAAGCATTTCCTGAAATTACACCTGAAGGACCGGATAAACCATCTAACTTTGAGCAACTTATTGCTTCACAAAGATTTAAAGAGGTTATCAACAGATTAAAAAGATATACGGGTCTTCAAGATGTTACATCAGAAAATTCGATGATGCAACTTCAAATGATGGTGATGAGCGCTATGCAAGAAATTGCTCAGATTGAATCCGAAAATAAAGAATACTTGGAAGAACTTGCAATTGAAGTTGTTCAAAAAGAATTTGCAATTCCTGAAGGCTCGTTACAATATGATGTAAAGTTGGTTCAACCAAATGATATTGACTCAAGTAAGTTATCACCTAAAGGTGAGGAACCAAGTGATGAAGAAATTGAAGATATGTTTGGTTCTGAAGAAGAACAAGAACAACTTGAAGATTTTATGGATTCATTTGAACAATTTGACTTAGAGAAGGCTAAAAGAAGATTTATTAACTCACTTATCCAAGGGGCAGCTAAACAATCTTCTTATATGTTTGAATTATTAAATAGAGAGTTAAATGCTATTAACCCAAGGTTATTAAATTTGTATGGTGTGTTTATGTCATTTGCGGATTCACTTTATTGGTTAATGCCTGACTCAATGGTTCAAGGTATGGCGGGTGATGGAGAATCTACTTTTGGTATGTCTGAATTGGATGCTAAAACTGACCCACCGACAGTAAAGGCTCGTGGTGTTAACTTACCAATCCTTATTCATGAACTTGCTAAAGGTGTTATGGAAATTGCTGGAACATATGGATTACCAAAAGATAAGACAAGACAAGAGGCTGTAATTAACTCACAAGATACTGTTGTAGGCGAAATTTGGGATATGAGATTAGGTCCAGTTATTTGGCAAAAGTTTCGTGAGTCTTATCCTGATGAGTTATTTGATGACGATAAGAGAAACTTACAACAATATTTCCTTGTTAAGTTTGCTGAACTTACCCCAAACGAATTCTTTGCAATGGCTCGTGAAATTTTATCAGGGTCACCAAAAGGAAAGAAAATGGTAAAAGACATGGTTGATGAAATTGTTGAAGAACTAAAAGGATATGAGTATGAAGACAGTATGAAGAAATACGAAGATGATAGTGACGACGATGATGATGAGGATTTTGACGATTTCTTAAAAGGATTAGGTATCAACTAAAAACTTTAAAACCCTTCAGAGATGAAGGGTTTTCTATTTTATTATAAATTTTATATTTATAGTATATGAGTTTATCTAAAGAAGCCGTTTTAATGGAGTATGCTAAGTGTATGAGGTCAACACCATACGCTCTTAAAACTTATTTACAGACATACGACAACACTGTTTCAAAGTATGTTCCGTTAGAGTTATTCCCTGACCAAATTAGTTTGGTTGAGGATTACGAGAATTATAATGAAAATATTGCACTGAAGTATAGACAAGCCGGAGTATCTACGGTAACTGCCGCTTGGTCATCAAAAAAACTTGTTTTTGCTAAAAAGAATAGTCCTGAAAAAGTTTTGATTATTGCAAATAAGTTGGATACTGCGGTTGAGGTTGCAAATAAAATTAGAGCGTTTACCGACCAATGGCCTAGCTGGGTTGGTGTTGGGTTTTCCGCTGAAAAAAATTCACAAAGACATTTTAAATTAACAAATGGGTGTGAAGTTAAGGCGGTTGCAACATCTAAGGATGCTCTTCGTGGTTACACACCCACAATATTAATATTTGACGAGGCCGCATATATTGAGGCTGATAGTGATTTTTGGGCGGCTTGTATGGCATCCTTATCAACAGGTGGTAAGGTAATAGTTGTATCTACACCAAACGGATATGATGCAATCTATTATGAAATTTATGACCAAGCGTTAAAGGGAATGAATGAATTTAAAATTTCCCCGATGGTTTGGTATAAAGACCCAAGATACGCTAAAGATTTATCATTAATCAATGTTAAAGATGTTATTCATTATTATTTAAATCGCAATGAATATCCAAATGTTGAAATTATTGAATATAACAATAAGGAAAAAAACTTTGATGAAATAAAAGAATTAATTTCTCAGGGATATAAACCAAGTTCTTCTTGGTATGAGTCAATGGTAAAGAAACTTAAATACGATAAACGTAAGGTTAATCAGGAGTTGGAATGTGCGTTTCTTGGTTCAGGTGATAACGTATTTAATTCTGATATGTTGGAAGATTTAAGGGTAAATATGGTTAAAGAACCACCTACAAAGATGATGGGTGGTGGACTATGGATTTGGAAAGAACCTGAAATAGGTAAAAAATATATCATGGGTGTTGACGTATCTCGTGGTGATAGTGAGGACTTCTCAACATTCCAAATTGTCGATTTTGATACAAGAGAACAGGTTGCTGAGTATGTCGGTAAACTTCCTCCTGATACTTTGGCTGAAATATGTTATAAATGGGGTAATATGTATAATGCATTTATTGTTGTGGATATTACTGGTGGTATGGGTGTTACAACATCTTTACGATTGAGAGAGTTGGGTTATAGGAATGTGTATGTTGATGGTGTTGATATCTCAAATAAGTGGCAATACGACCCAAAGGCAACAGAAAAAATACCAGGTATTAATTTTAACGCTAAAAGAGTTCAAATTATTGCAACATTTGAAGAATATTTAAGACATGGATTTAGAATAAACTCAACTCGTTTATTAAATGAAATGAACACATTTATTTATGTGAATGGACGACCTGACCACCAAAAGGGGCAACATGATGACTTGATTATGTCTGTTGCTATGGCTCTTTATGTTGGAGAAACATCATTTACATCACTTAATAAGGTGACAAATCAAACAAAGGCGATGATTGATTCGTGGACTGTTAACACAAATGAATTTAACAGAAGACAATTCATGGACCCTGTAGTTTCATATCAACAAGAAAACTTTAAACGAGAAGCAACAAAAAGTGACTACGAAAACTATTTATGGTTATTCGGGGGACGAAGATAAAATTATGGGAACATCAAATAGAAAAAAAACAAATAAAATATTTACAGGTTCTAAACTTATTGTTGGTGGACAAGGTAATAATGGAGTGTTAAGAAGTAAAAATAGTGGTTTAAATAACATTTTAAAAACTCCTAAATCAGATTCTGATTCTTCAGCACCACCTGAAACAACATAATTTTTTCAAATTATATTCAACAATCTAATTAAAATATTATACTTAAAATATGAGTGAAAATAAACTAACGGTATGGCAAAGGTTATCCCAAACATTTGGACCCAATTCTCTTTTGGGCCAGGATTACCCTACGTACAAATATGATAAGAGTGAGTTGTTAAAAACAACTTCCAAGTCTGAATTCGACAGAGAAAAACTTCAAGCCCAACAAACTTATTATTTAGCAAACCAATGGGGTAGAGTTGAGAATAATCTATACACACAGGCAGTTTTTTATGAACCAACTCGTTTATCGTCTTTTTATGACTACGAGTCAATGGAATTTACCCCTGAAATTGGAGCGGCTTTAGACATTTACGCCGAAGAGTCAACAACAATTAATCAGGATGGTTATATGTTACAAATTTATTCTGAGTCATCAAGAATTAAATCAATTTTAGGAGATTTGTTTAATAACGCTTTAGATATTAATACCAACTTACCTATGTGGATAAGAAACACATGTAAGTATGGTGATAATTTTGTATATCTTAAATTAGACCCTGAAAAAGGTATTATAGGATGTATGCAATTACCAATCATTGAGATTGAACGATTGGAAGCTGGTATGGGAGCACACTCAACAGATTCAACCACCAATCCTGAAAAGAAACATTTGAAATTCAAATGGAAACAAAAGGATTTAGAGTTTAATACTTGGGAAATTGCTCACTTTAGATTACTTGGTGATGATAGAAGACTTCCTTATGGTACTTCTATGTTAGAAAAAGCTCGTCGTATTTGGAAACAATTATTGTTATCTGAAGATGCAATGTTGATTTACAGAACATCAAGAGCACCTGAAAGACGTGTATTTAAAGTATTTGTTGGAAACATGGATGATGCTGATGTTGAACCATATATCCAAAGATTTGCCAATAAGTTTAAGAGAAGTCAAACGGTTGACCATAAGACAGGTAATGTGGATATGAGATTTAATCAAATGGCGGTTGACCAAGATTATTTTGTTCCAGTTAGAGATACTGCACAGGCAAGTCCTATTGAGACATTACCAGGAGCCGCAAACCTATCAGAGATTGCCGACATTGAGTATATCCAAAAGAAATTGTTAACTGCTCTTCGCGTTCCTAAAGCATTTTTAGGTTTTGAAGAAACTGTTGGTGATGGTAAGAACTTATCATTACAAGATATTCGTTTTGCTCGTACTATCAATCGTATTCAAAAGAATATGATTTCTGAATTAAATAAAATTGCAATCATACACCTATTCATTTTAGGTTTTGAAGATGAAATATCAAACTTTACATTAAGTTTAACAAATCCATCAACTCAAGCTGATTTGATGAAAATTGATGTATGGAAAGAAAAAATTCTATTGTATAAAGATATGGTTGCTGACCCTGGTAGTGGTGTTGCCGCAGTGTCTATGTCATGGGCAAAGAAACATATTCTTGGGTTTTCTGATGATGAGATTAAACTTGATTTACAACAACAACGTATTGAAAGAGCTGTGGGTGAAGAACTTAAGAAAACTGCTGAGGTCATTACACATACAGGTATATTTGATAACTTAGATAAGTTATATGGTAAGAAAGAAGGTGAACCAGCTGGAGCACCTACTGAAGGAGGGTCTACAGATACAGGAGGTGGATTAGGAGCACCACCTGATTTAGGAGGAATGGGAGATATGGGAGGAGAATCACCAGCACCACCTGAATCACCATCACCACCACCCGCTGAAGGTGGTACAGTACCTGAAAAC